TACAGAGTAACGAATGCTCCTATCTCTGAGAAGTCTTTAATAGCTCCATTGCTAATCAACGGAGATGATTGTACTCTTAAGGGTAACCGAAAGAATTTACGATCGTTATGGGAAAGAATCACCTCATATGGAGGTTTAACATCTAGCGTCGGAAAAACATTGTTCTCTACAATAGAGAAACCAATAGTTGTCCTTAATTCTACTACCTATCATCTTAAGGATGAGAAATGGAAAGAGATAAAGTTCATAAATATGGGAATAATGTTAGGAAAGGCTAGATCACAATTAACCGATAAAAATGAGCGAACTTTTGATCAACTTGGTGCTTTACACCTGGAGTTATATCAAAGTTGTCCACCCGAGATTAGAGAAGATGTGATTAACCGATTTATATACTACAATAAACAAACTCTTGATGTTTGTCCAAACATACCATGGGATATGCCATCATATCTTGGAGGTGCGGGCTTACTTCGTAAGAACCCCTCGTCAGAGTTTGATAGGAGATGTGCAACTCTCATAATTGCGCGAAAAGATCACGATAACCGATACAAAATTGAAAAGCCTAAAAAGGTCACTTTCTGGAAGGTTCATGAAGCAGTAGTTGAGAAACTACGAGATTATGAAACAACTATAAATACAAATTTCAAAAATTTCAGAAAAGTAATCAGTGACGATCTATTCGACCCCGAAAACTTCATTTACTATAATACAGAAACAGAACATTCACGACTCTATAAATACTTATGCGTCGAGCAGCTCTTACGCTACTCCCATGAAAAATTGTTTACATCCAAAGTTCGCAAAAGAGCTATGAAGCCTTTTGATAAAAGAACTAAAAGAATATTAGCAACAGACATAGCAAGGATAAACAAAGGTATTTATAAGAGGAATTGTTCTGCTTGGTCTAACGCCGCTAGAGAGTGTTACGATTATCCACTCGTAGTTAGACAAGATGAAGAGATAGATTATGAGAAAAAAGACTTTCACCCCCAATGCATCCCGATATAACTTCTTTAGAAACTATACCAGAAGAATACTACTGGTGAAACAAAATCCCTTTAATATAAACAATACTCCCCATATTTCGACTAATACGTCTATTTAGTAGTACTGACCACATGAGAATGTAGATTCTCATCATACCCATTTTTTGTCGAATGGATTGATGATTGTGGATACTTCGATTGACTAAACAGCCATTAGGCGGCTCATTGAGCGTCATGACAACTCAGTTTTATGGACCCCGGTTCATAAGTAATACGAACGATAGATCGAGTTTAACTTTTTAGGAGTAAAGTTAATTAATTGTAGAGAAGGAAAACTCAACCG